TCGGTATGTGCTTGCTTGGGTGGTCGAAAAGCTGTTCCAGGTATCGCACTAAATGTTTGCGTGCGAACTGTTTGAAGGTAATTTTAGCGTTCCCGTGGGTAATCATCGGTTATGCCTTTGTCTTTTTTTGAGTGATCTTTTGAACATTCTATCTGCTTGGCGTTGCAATGATTTCTCTATCTGTCTGTCTAGCCAGATGCGAAACCATTGTCTTAGCTTACCCATCGTTAAATAAAATTAAATAGAGTGCTACGGCCACCGTTGATATGAATAACAGTAAAAGGAGGAACAACGGTAGCCATAGCAAAAAATCGATCATTGGGTTGGCTCTTGCATGAATTCTTTATACATATCACCTTCCTCAGATAAATAAACTGTCTTTTGTGTATCCTCGTTTCCACAAAAAGGACATACTTCGATAAACTTATTTTTCTCCCCATAAAGATTATCGCACTCTAAACAATGAACTACTTGTAATATCATTGGTTTGATTCCTTAATAATTATATCTCGCTTGCGTTTATCCTTAAAAGATTTAACGACCTTTCCGCATGGGTAAGTGTGAAGCCAGAAATCGTCTTGCATGTTGTGGGATAGTGTCGGCAAGTTTTCGTTCTTACTTCTAAGTAATCGTCTGGCCTCTTCAATCATTTCTTTATGCTGTGTCATAGTTCTACCTGTTCACTTTTATATGGTGAGTTATGTTTAAAACCGCAACCAGGACAACGATCGTCCACCATACCATCCCAAACATCGATCCATTTATGGTTGCATTCATAACATTCATAAAAATTTATAAATTGTGTTGTTTGCTCATCTTTTAATACTTCATTCATCTGTTATCTCCATATCTTCATCAAAAGTAAAATCTACAACACTATTATTTCTAATAGGTGTAAAGGTTTCTTTAACATCATCAGGACAATCAAAACTGTAAGCATCACTTAAGTTAAATTGTTCTATATGTTTATTATCAGGAATCTCTACCGATACCGTATATGTTTCAACAACCTTACAAAGATATTTCTTAGTCATTGCTACCTTCCTGCACAAAATAATCTGCGTTGTTGTTGGTTATTGCTTGGTACTTGTCTGCGTTCTCTTCCTCATCGGGATTCTGTATGCACTCCCAAAACTCATTATTAAGCCTTTCAACTTCGTGCGTTTCTCCCTCAAGCGATAAGAAAATATCTTCCGCCTCATCATAAGAGTTAGCTTTAACCGTTGTTTCTTCAACAACGGTCACGGTATTACTAAATATATATTCCTTCATAATATTATCTCCTTTTAAAATAATTTAGTTTGTTTAACGTCCTCTAATGCTTTTCTTGGCATTGTTTGGGGTGGTGTGTAGGGTGTATCCTGTTTAGGTGCAATCGGCTCTTGTGTGAGTTCTCCGCAAGCGTCAAGTAAATCTTCTGCTGTGTTGTCGATTCCTTCAAGTGCGATCATTTCATAAAACCAATCAATAGCCTCCTCCATGGTTGCGGGTTTACCGTGATAGAAAATACTTTTATAACCTGTTTTTGTAATGGGTATGGGTTGTTCGTTCTCGGTTTCAATTTCCAGGTGATGCGTTCCGCCACTATAACAATTATTTTTTAGGCTAAGAGTCACGGCCACGCCTTTGTAGTTTATGGTTTCTCTTAACATTTTACATATCCGTTAGGTTCAACAACTGCAACGATTCGCCCTTCTTGGTCTTTGAGATACCAACGCCCGCCCGTGTCTTTCTCAGACTTTGATTGATCTATGTGTTGCCTGATTTTGTTAAAATCTTCACATACTCCGATGTATTTATATAAGGCTTGTTCAAATCCCATGTTATTTATTCCCCTTGTTTACTCTTCTAATTGATGGCACATGACCGTCTTTTAATAACTTGGCCTGTTTATTAATTGCGGTTTTCAAGTCGCCCGTAGTCATTACAACTACAGGCGGGCTTGTATCGTTTACTAAAATTACTTGGTACATCTAGGCGACCTCTGAATCTTTAAACAGTCTTTTATCATGACTGTATTGATAGGCCAATTCTTGAATGACATAATCCAAATAAATGGATTGTCCCATGCAACACCGTCCCCAATATTCCCCATAATCATTATCAATTACAGGTTGGTTTTTTTCTCTTAACTTATCAATAAACCAATCAGAAACTAAATACCATTCAAAGATTTCTTTTTCATCGTGGCCTTCTTCCCTGAAATTCTCGATGAATTCTTCTTCGCTTACATAGTCGTCATCGTCCTCAATGGGTGTCATTGAATAGCGTTCTTTTTGATCCCCGTATTCTTCCAGAATTTCCTCATCGGTTAAATGAAAGTTTTCTACATCTTCCCACATTAAAAAGCCGTCAACTTCTAATTCCTGCATCTGTATAACTAATGCGGATTGATTTCTTAAAATGTGAGGGTGTATAAACCTCATTGTTATATCTTGAATATCATGGTTATCAAGATTGAAAAATTCTTCTTTGGTTATTTTGTTATTCATATTTAACTCCTTTTATAAAATGAATTGCTTATACCACGAAAGCCGAGCATAAACTCGGCTACATGGTAGGGGATAAAACTTAATTGTTTTTGTATTCAGTCCTTTCAGAAACAATTTTCCAACTATCAATGTCGTAGGCTTTCCAACTTGTTAGTTTGTACCACTTGGTCACCCATTGCGAACTATCCTCAGTTTTTAGACAAACCGATATTTCCGTTTCATGTTCGGTCAAGTCTGTAGTGTGTATATCCAATACATCTTTTTTAAATTTGAGATTATCGTCCGCATTTTTAATAAAGATAGTAGATAAACTTAAATTCAAATATTTCTCAAACATTTTGTTTAGCTTGATAATTCCCTCAGCACAATAGAGATTTACTTCTCTTTTATTATTGGTTTTGTTATTCATTTATTCACTCCTTGGGCAATGCCCATATTTACTAAGAATTACCCATTAAAACACATAAGAGAAAAAAATACCAACAATTTATTAATTAATTTATATTTAGATGATTCACTTCCGCATATTTAAACTAAAATAACGGTATGAATAAGGGATTAAAAACAACCAAGAAAAAAACAGGGCCAAAGAAAAAAGTTCTTAATGATAAGAAAACTCTGGACGCTATCGTTGAGCTTGGTAGCCAAGGATTGACTACAGGCCAAATTGCAAGATGTCTGGGCGTTTCATGGTCAACATTAGATAGAAGACGCAAAGAACATGAAGAAATTGAGGACGCTATAAAAAAAGGGGAGGCTCTTGGAGTTTCACGGGTGGCTAATGCTCTGTACGAATCCGCAACGATTGATAAGAATGTTACCGCACAAATCTTCTATTTGAAGAATCGCAGTGAGAACTGGAGTGATCGTCAAGAAGTAAATCATAACCTCGATCTTGCGGGAATCCTTTCCAATGCGCACGGACGAATCATTGACGCACGCACGGAAGAACCTGAAGCGTTGGAGCTCACGCAAAATTACGCACGCACGGATTCCAGGGACGGCCGTGCGGAATCTCTGGACGAACGTGCGGAAAATAAAACAGGCCAAACAACAACGGACGACAAACAATCGGGCGGGGTGTAATTTTGGGCGTTTCCCTTTTTTCTCCCTTTGATCGCTCAGAAAAAAAGCTAAACACCCCCCCGTTCGTGCGTATGCGGGTGCTATATATGTATATACAATGAATTAAAATTTTTTTATTTTTATGAAATATTCAGTAAAAGAAGAAAAAGAGCTAATGTCAGCCATTTGGTCACTCAATGTTAAGGACGATCCGTACAATTTCGTCAAATTCGTGTTCCCATGGGGACAAAAGGATACCCCCCTTGAGCATTTCTCAGGGCCAAGGAAGTGGCAAGAAAAAATTTTGAGGGAAATTTCAATACATATCCAAAGAAACGGTGTCGTTGATCTACCAGAAATGTTTAGATTAGCCGTAGCTTCAGGCCGTGGTATTGGTAAATCGGCTTTAGTTGCATGGATTATCATTTGGATGCTATCAACCAGACTTGGTGCAACCATAATCGTAACGGCTAACACAGAACAACAGCTAAGAAGTAGAACATGGGCTGAATTAGGTAAATGGCTCACGCTATCCATACATTCACATTGGTTTCACAAGACCGCAACCGCAATAAAACCAGCACAATGGTTTGAAAAAGCCCTCACCGAAGATTTAAAAATAGATACAGGCTACTATTACGCACAAGCGCAACTATGGTCTGAAGAAAACCCTGATGCGTTCGCTGGTATTCACTCCACTTACGGAGTTTGCCTAATCATGGACGAAGCCTCTGGTATTCCCGCACCCATTTACTCGGTATCAGAAGGTTTCTTCTCCGAACCCACGAAAGATCGTTATTGGTTTACTTTCTCTAACCCTAGAAGAAACACAGGGCCGTTTTACGATAGCTTTCACTCCAAGCGTGCGTACTGGAAAACCGAACAAATAGATTCACGAGAAGTCGAAGGCACGGACAAAGAGTTATTCCAAAAGATGATCGAGCAATACGGTGAAGATTCCACCGTGTCTAAAGTTGAAGTCATGGGTGAGTTCCCGTCTGCAGATGATGATACCGTCATACCTATGGAACTCATCCGTGGTGCTATGAATCGTGATGTATCTTTAACCGCAAACGAACCGATTGTTTGGGGATTAGATGTCGCACGCTTTGGCGGAGATAATTCTGCCCTCTGCGTACGCCAAGGAAACACCGTTTTAGACTTGGTAACTTTTCCGTCCATGGATCTCATGCAACTTTGTGGTGCGGTCAAAAATAAATTTGATGATTCAACCGTGATGGAACAACCACAAGAAATATTGGTTGATGTAATTGGTTTGGGTTCGGGCGTGGTGGATCGATTGGCTGAACAAAACCTTCCCGTGCGTGGCGTAAATGTTGCCGAAGCACCTGCGACCAAAAAAAATTATTTGAACTTGCGTGCGGAACTTTGGTTCGCTGTTAAAGACTGGTTGACCAAGCGTGATTGTAGAATACCTGAAGATGATGAGTTAGCCGCAGAACTTGCCTCGCCTCAGTACAAATATACTTCTAGCGGTAAAATAAAAATAGAATCAAAAGATGAAATGCGTAAGCGTGGAATTAAATCACCCGACAAGGCAGATGCACTTGCTTTGACCATGGCAAGTAGTGCCGCAAGTTTTAGTGGAAGCGGAGCGCATTTCGGTTATAATTTCAAGAAACCTCTGAAGTCCAGAATATTTAGAGTGGGATAATTTTATATGGCGAAAAAGAAAGTTAAAGAAATCGAAGCAGAAATCGAAATGCAACTTGATGAAGAATCAAGCATGATCGATTTAGTCGGTGTAATTAAATCTGAGATGGATGATGCAAAAGACTTCATCCACCAAGTCGGAGAAGAAAGAGCAGAGTCAACTGAGTATTATCTTGGTAGCGAACCTGAAGCCACTTCAACTTTACAATCAGAATTTATTTCTACCGATGTTAGAGATACAGTTTTATTTATGTTGCCAAACATTATGCGTACATTCTTTGGCACTAAGAAGGTAGTAGAGTTCGTTCCCAATGGCCCTGAAGATATTCCCCTGGCAGAGCAACAAACCGACTACATCAACTACATCGTTCAACAAAAGAATCAGGGTTTCAATGTTATGTACTCTGCATTCAAAGAT